GCAATCCACACCCTGAACCTAATCAAGATAGTTAATATATAAGCATAATACCCCAGTGATGGGAAAATATCAACAAATATAATAAGTATAACCTGACTTTTAGTTGAAAAATGCTTGACTATTGGTAACCAATGAGTTATACTATAATTAAAGCATGGAAACCGAGGATCATAGAATGGAGGATATAGATATGGCATGGTATTATGGAACATATTCCTGTGGCCATGAAGGAAGAGTGAACATCATAGGGCCTACCAAGGATAGGCAGTGGAAGGCAGACCGTCATTTTGGCCGCATGTGCCCTGAATGCTATGAAAAATGGAAGGAAGAAGAGCGCGATAGAAAGAGCCTGGAGGCTTCTGAAAAGTCTAAGGAAATGGAACTTCCAGAACTTGCGGGAACGGAGAAGCAGGTGAAATGGGCCGTTACATTGAGGATATCCGCCATAGAGTCAATGCTAAAGATGATTGACAGGATTAAGGACAGCGTCATGGTTGAATACGGAGATGGATCCAGAGAACGAATGGACAAGGCAGAATTGGCCGAGGCAGTCGATTACGGATGCATGGCGCATACGGACGCAAGATTCTGGATAGACAGGAGATCTGAAATGCATGAGACACTGGTCATCTTTGCAAGGGAATATCTGAAAAAGAAAAGGGATGAGGAGATTCCGGCGGATGTGATGGAAGAGATGCTCGATGAGGACAGCCGGCTTACAGTGGCGCCGGAAAATCCAAGCAAGGCCGGTATCGTCAGGCTGTCAGAATCGAATTCCGGAAGCCTTGAAGCGCGCTATGTGAGGGATGATGATTTTCTGGGGTTCATGAAGGAAAAGGGATTCCGGTGGAATGGAAGCGCATGGGGAAAGGCGATAGATGAATTCACCGGTGCCATAGATGACAGGGCGGCAGAGATCGGGAACGCGCTCCTGGCAAACGGATACACGGTAATGTTCTACAGCGATAGGACAAGGCAGATGGCTATATCTGGATGCTTCGAGGAAGAGTCGGGAAGATGGATCAAGTGGAACGCGAAGCGTCAGATGTTTGCCATATGCTGGGACGGATATAATGACACGCTGTATCAGGCGGCCAGAAAACTCCAGGGAGCAGCATGGAGGGACGGCTGCATGATGGTTCCGGCAGAATTTTATAGGGAACTGGATGATTTTGCCGAGACAATGGGATTCCGATATTCGAAGCGTGCAAGAATGGAAGAGAAGCGCAAGGCAGATGAGACGAACGGATACCGGAAAGCGGATGTCAGAGAGCCGGACAGGAAGAAACAAACGGATGAGGAAAGGCTTCGCAAAGTCCTTGAATCATCCAGGACAATCATAGAGGATCTGAAAGATGAGGCTTAAAAATGAACTCCTTCCGCACCAGAAGGAAGCGGTAGACAAACTCATAGGGATCAAGGTAGGGGCACTGTTCATGGAGCAGGGGACAGGAAAGACGATCACTGCCCTTGAGATTGCCAGGATCAGATACGAGAAGAAAAAGATAGATTCCGTGATATGGCTATGCCCATGCTCGGCAAAGGAGAATATAAAGACAGAGATCATCAAGCAATGCCCGGACGAGATGCTGGACATCTTCACAATCTGCGGAATCGAGACGCTCAGCACGAGCATACGGGCGATATCATACCTGATATCCGCCAGCGAGAGGAAGCGGTGCTTTCTCGTCATAGACGAGAGCCTGCTTGTGAAGAACAGCCGCGCATATCGGACAGAGAACATACTCAGGATTGCGGAGAAATGTCCGTATAGGATGATCCTGAACGGAACGCCGATATCAAGGAACGAGGCAGATCTGTACGCTCAGTTCTATTTTCTGGACTGGAGGATATTGGGATATAGGAGTTACTGGAGTTTTGCGGCAAACCATCTGGAATATGACGAGTACGGGAAACTGAGGAACGTCCTGAACACGGACTATCTGGCAGAGAAGATAGGACCGTACACGTTCCAGATCACTAAGGTGCAGTGCATGAAACTTCCGAAAAAGCATTATGAAACCTCTTATTTCTCTATTACGGAAGAGCAGCTGCAAGAGTATACGGAAGTTGCAAGCAGGCTGATGTTCGAGGTGAACGAATGGAAGCCGGAAACGATATACAGGCTTTTTTCAGGGCTTCAGGCTGTCATATCAGGGAAGCGGCTCATATTCAATAAATCCGGAACGCACTTCGATACTGTCGAGATGTTCCATGACTCGATGGACAATCCAAGGATAAAAAGGGTAATGGATATCCTGACAGAAGAGAAGACGATCATATTCTGCAGGTACGAGTCAGAGATCGAGCAGCTTTGCAGGATCATTCCGGGAGCGGTAAGATTTGACGGAAAGGTGCCGCAGAGAAAGAGGGATATCGCGCTTCGCCGGTTCGCCGGAGACAGCGACTACCTCATTGCGAACCGGAACTGCGCGGGATTCTCGCTGAACCTACAGTTCTGCCACAATATCATATACATGTCCAACGACTGGGATCTTGGGAAA